GGCGCTTAGATACGCTTAAATTCTAACTCCTGTTTGACCAGAGTCGTCCACACAAGTGGCACTCTGACCAGATTGTGCTAAAGAAGATTTAAAGTAGTCTCACAGAACTTATTTATTCGTTCTGCGAGCCACATTGAGAAGAGGCTACACCCGACTAACTCCCTCAGGATCTAGTACTGAATCTAGATCCGAGCAAGGCTCGTAAGAGCCCAGGCGGAGCGTCAATGTCGGTCTCACATTCTCAAGAGGTGACTGTCCCTGCTTGCAGGGCTTTCCACTCCCAGATTCTATCCAATTCAGGTCCCCTGTGGTAGGAAATCAACCTACTACAGGCCTAATTAAGGGTATTACCCATGGAATTCTAACTGGGTCTTCTTTGCAAAGGCGATTCTTCGCACACAATCTGATCAAGCTATACTAGCAGCCTACTACATTAATAGGCTACTAGTCGCCATATGATTCCGAGAGGGCGTTACTCCCCTCTTTCTCAAATGGCTCCCGCTTGTACAGACTCGTCCGACAGGATTCAGGATAATGATCTCTTCCCCTTGGCAGAGGAATCTTAAGTGAAAGGTGCTCTGTTCATACGAGCACTTACACTTTCAATTGGATGAAACTCTCACCGCTGTCGGTTACCCCCTCTTCAGAGGGCTCTCCCACGGACTGTTAATCCATGAGTCGCTTAGATACTGTTCTCTTTGAGATGAGAACAGATAATAAATCTAGCTAGCCTCCGCCACGGATCGAGCATTGGATATCATCCAATGTACTCATATAAGCACACGTATCACCTCACCCTGGGCAGTCTGCCTAGGAACGTGGAACCGCCAGTCATCAAGCTAACCAGCGGCCTACTCTCTTCCGGATAGTATTAGGGTCTTTGTGTTCAAAGACCTCAACATGGATAGGAGTGAGTGAATTCTCAGCATCCCATTCCATGAACGAATTGAAGAACTTTTCAAGTTCTTCCCGTTCTACTCCCGGTCGACAAGTATCAATGCGGCGAGCAGCGGAATCTGAAAGCTTATGAGCTTCCATATATTCCAACTGCTGAGGCCACATGATACTTTGGAGGCTTGACTCGAGCATCTCCACGCGCCAATCCTTTAACTTCTCAAGACCAACACGGTCTCAGATACCACGAGGTGTAAGAGTATCTACACTTCCATGTTTCCATGGAAGCGCAGCCTCTCATCACCGAATCATGATATCTCTAAGAGACTGAAGGTTAACAACACCCGCCCGATTAAGGGAGGACATCGAAAACCAGTCGACTCAAGAAGTAAAGGAAGCAGGAGAGACTCCGGGCATGGCTAGAAATACCATCAATAACTTTAAGTGCCGCGGCAGTAATGCCAGCGGTTTACTTAAAGCAGATAGTACTCTATATCCATAACCTCGGAATCTAGCAAATGACGCGATTCGCACCTGATCTCCTTGGAACTTGGACAATAGCATAATCATAGCCTCTAGGCTAGATGATGCCACATCCAACTCCTTGAAAGAAACAGGTGAAAGATTCACACCCCGGGATACGAAACGCTTAGCAAACTCAAAGGAATCTTTCGAAACCACTGATTTTACTAAGTTAATCTCAACCCCGAGGTCTTTCATTAAAATCAAATACTCATGAGCAACACTGTTATCAAAGATAACAATGTCATCACCAAGTACTTGATATAATGGGAATCACGTCACTCACCCTGCCCTTCGGGCCGCCATTTGCACAATAAAATGGTGCGTCAAGGCAAGCATACCTCAGGACGACAGTGCCCCCATCGGCTGCCCAACACTATAGTGGAGGGCCTTGGGTATCTTCATACCCAAGCGACGGAGAGACACCGGCACCTGATATGCGCGCCCAACGAGCAGCTCTGACCAGAGCTGCCCGCAGCCAGAGTAGAGATGATCAACCAGTAACTCCTGTATTACTACAGGTAGCCGATCGGTAGC